ACGCAGGCGGCCTCTCGCTTGCTTTCACATTCCCTCAGACGGAGACATCGTCAATGGCTACCAGAGATCCAGACAGCACCATCGTTGCGCTGTTCAAGCATCACGCCGTCAAGAACGAGGGCCGCTCCGTCAAGGAAGGCCGTCCGATCTACGACGACATGGAGATCTGCGAGATCCGCTTCGCCGGATCACGCAATGTTTCAGTTTTCCCGGCGCTGGCTTTCTCGCACTGGGGCAACGATGACGCGACGCAGGAGCAGATCGCGATCACCTACGCCGAACGATTTCCCCGCCAGTACCGGCAATTCAAGGAACACACCATGCAGACCAAGAGCGGCACGCCGCTCACGCATGTGCCGTTCCTCACCGAGGCTCGCCGGGCCGAGTTGCGGGCGCTCAACATCTACACCGCCGAGGCGCTCGCCCATGTCGACGGCCAGGAGCTGAAGAACCTGGGGTCGTATGGCCGCGACCTGAAGAACAAGGCCATCGAGTTCATCGCCGAAGCCAAGCTTGGCGCACCGACCGCCGAGGTGCTGGCGGAGCTGGAGGCGCTGCGGGCACGCAATCAGATCCTCGAAGACGATGCCAAAGCCCTCGCCGACATGTCCGACAAGGACGGCGAAAGGACTGGCGGGCCGTTCGACCACATGACGCCGGAGATGCTGCGCGACTTCATTAAGACTAATACCGGCCACGCGCCGCATGGCTCGCTGAACCGCAAGACCCTGGTGCGAATGGCTAACGAGGCCCAGCAGAAAGTTGCCTGATGTCGTTACTGTCGGTGGTCAAGGATGTCTGCCTAACCGTCGGCGTGGCGATACCGCCGTCGGTGTTCTCGGCAATCAGCACCAACCGAACCATGTCGGAGATGCTGACGCTGGCCAACGAGGTGGCGCAGAAGATCGCCTACGACACCCGTGAGTGGACACAACTGACCAAGAACGCAGTGGTTACCGGCGACGGCGTCACCACGGCCTGGACCTTACCTACCGACTTTAGGCGCATGCTGCTGTCGTCCAACGTCTGGCGTTCTTCCACTCTGGTGGCGCCGATGCGTTTCGTTCCTGACGTTGACGAGTGGACGAACCGTCGCGCCAGGAACTACAGCGACAGCCGTGGCGAGTGGACGATGATGGGCGGCCAGATGCATATCGTCCCAGTGCTTGGCACCGCTGAAACGGCGTCGTTTCCGTACCTCCAGAAGAACTGCATCAAGCTGTTTTCCGGTGGCGTTGGCGACACGTTTCTCGATGACGGTGACAGCTTCATCCTGGGCGATCGTATCCACAAGCTGGGCATGATTTGGCAGTGGAAGGCTCAGAAGGGGTCGCCGTATGCCGAAGATATGGGGACATACGGCGACGCGCTGCTGATGGTGATGGGCGGTGACAAGCCCGCGCCGATCATCGCCGGACGGTCGCCGATCTCGGTCAGTGCTGGAGTTTCCTATCCCTGGCCGGTGCCGACGCCATGAGTGGACATCAAGCCTTTAAACGGGTGCCGGTGCAGCCGGAGGTGGCGCAGCACTATCAGACCATGACGTTCCCGGCGCCAACACGCGGCATCATCGAGAGCGAGAACTTTACCTACATGCAGCCGGGCGGCGCCATTCGTCTGGACAACTGGGTGCCGACACTGCGCGGAGTCAAGTTGCGTGGTGGCAGTGTGCGGTGGGCACAGTTGCCCGAGGTCGAGCCGGTCATCTCTGGTTTTGAATACATCTCCTACGGCAACGACAAGATCTTCGCCGCCAATCAGAGCAAGCTTTACGACGTGTCGGTGTCGGGCTTCCCGCAGGAGGTCGTGGCCGGGATGTCGTCAGGAAACTATTCCGCCACCCAACTGTCCAATCAGGGCGGCGACTGGATGGTCGCGGTGACTGACAGCGGTGGCGACCCGCCGCTGCGGTTTGACGGTACGACGTGGACTAAGCTGACCAATGACGAGATCAACGGCCCGATAGACAGCGCCGTCGAGCATGGCCGGGATCTCGTCTATGTCTGGAAGTATCGCAACCGGCTGTTCTTCATCGAATACCAATCGATGAACGCTTGGTATCTGCCCCTCAATGCTATCCAGGGCGCGCTGCTGATGATCCCGCTGTCCGGCGCCGCCACCAGGGGCGGTAAGCTGCTGTTTGGCGCGACATGGTCAATAGATGCAGGCGACGGCACCGACGACAAATGCGTCTTCGCTACCGACCAGGGTGAGCTGCTCATATTCAGTGGCGGTGACCCGTCGGTGGCCACCAACTGGCGGCAAGAGGGCCGCTACCAGATCAGCAAGCCGATGGGGCAGAACGCCCACATGTCGATCGGCGGCGATCTGCTGATAGCGACGGTCGACGGCATCGTTCCGGTATCTCAGGCTATTACCAAGACGCAGGACCAGCTCGACCTCGCCAGCCTGACCCGCAACATCAAGTCCACATGGCGGGACATGGTGACCACACGCAATACGTTTCCCTGGCAGATGAAGAAGTGGGACGAGTGGGGTGGCGTCATCACGACGTGGCCGGGCGGCCCGGAGGGCAAGCAGTATGTTGGCGTCGCCAACAGCGCCACAGGCGCCTGGGGTCGTATCACTGGATGGGACGCGCTGTGCTGGATCTATCTGCACGGTCGCATGTTCTTCGGCACTCAGACCGGCAAGATCATGGAGGCCAACCGCACCGGCTACGACGACAACCAGTATCCGTACACCGCTGTCATGGTGGGCGGCTGGGAGATGTTTCAGCAGACTGCAGCCACCGTGGTCTGGCATCAGGCCCGCGCTACGTTCTCGTCGGTGCCCGGCCAGCCGTTCGTCCCGCAGCTTTCGGCATGCACCGACTACGTCGTCAAGATCCCGATCCCGCCACAGGCCGGTCCTGATCCTGGCATCCCAGACGTGTGGGACCAGGGGCTGTGGGGAACAGATCCGCCATTAGGGCACGCGCTGTGGGATCAGGCGGCGGCGTTGTTTGCGCCCGTGGTGCGCAACACTGGCTGGGTGTCGATCGGCGAGACCGGGTTCTCGCACGCGCCGATCTGTCAGGTGACCGTGGCGCAGCACGCCACACCAGTGGTGGAGCTGATTTCGATCAGCGCAACCTTCGAGCGTCTTGGCGTAAACGTCTAGGAGTTGGCTATGGCTTCAGCGCCAGCGATACCAGAGATCCCGGCGGTCCCGGTCGATCCCGCAGTAGACCCTGCGGCGCTGCCGGTTGACCCGAACGCGCCTCCGCCGCAATCGAACAGCGTCTACCAGAACTATGACCCAGTTGGCGCGATGGGTGGGCTGTTTGCGCCCGGCTACGTTCATGGCTGGGCGCCGTCGGAGAAGGCCGTCGCCGACTGGACCGCCGGTCATCACATTGGCCGCGACACCGTCGAGGCCTCGCGGATGCCCGGCGAGTACATGGACCCAACGCAGATGACGCGGGGCGATGGCGTCTACGGCGGGCCACTGCCGGTCAATCAGAGCTACGGCGACAAGCGCGGCACGGTCGACCCGGAGGCGCTGCGGATCTGGGCGCAGGGCGGCAAGTACGATCTGGACGCACGCCGCAACGCCATTGCGGCACGGGTGGCCGCTAATCAGGCGGCATCAGCAGCTGTGGCAGCGCGACCGCCGCCGCCAAACATCTGGGGCTGACAATGCTGACGTATCTGTATGGAGCCGATCAGCTGGTCGCCGGTTTTGTGGCGCAGATGATCCCGCACTGTCGTCGGGGCTTCCCGCTCGACGCCACTGCCATTGGCGTGATGCGCGACGGCGCCCTGATAGGCGGCATGGTCTACCACAACTACGACGCCGAGGCCGGACTGATCGAAATGAGCGGCGCTGCTGTCGACGCCAGATGGCTGACCCGCGAGACGCTGGCGCGAGTGTATCGCTATCCGTTCATCCAGTGCGGCGTGCAGATGACGTTGATGCGGGTGCCCATCGAGAATGAGCGCCTGCTGCGCCAGCTCGCTGCCTTCAATTACACGTTCGTCAAGGTGCCGCGCATGTTTGGCCGCGACAAGGACGGCGTGCTGTGCCTGCTCACCTACGAGGACTGGTGCGAGAACAAGGTCAACAAGCGATACCGGCACCACGAGACTGATGCCGAGCTGGAGGATGCCGCATGATCGACTATTCCAATCCGATGGGGGTGGGCGCCACGGCGCCTTCGACAGGCCCCGCCAACCCAGCCGGGATGCAGCGCAACGCCATCACTCAGGCGCTGATGAACGTCGCCAACCCGCCGCCGCGCACACAAGTGCCGCCGGGTCTGGGGCAGCAGGGCGGCCAGATGCAGCCAAACCCGGCGCTGTCGCGTCCGCCGAATAATCTGGCCGGGCCAAGCATGCCGCCGCCGGGCGCCAGCATGGGTGCAGCCAACGCCATGCCTGGGATGCAGCCACCGGGCATGCCGGGTCAGGCCGGTATGGCGCCGACGGCGCTGACCCCGCCACCGGGCGGCGGAATGCTTCCAACACCGGGCACGCCAATGCCAGCAGGGCCGCAACCCGGTGCGCCAAATGTCGCGCCCACACCGCTCGCACAGCAGCTGCTGCCGCCAGGGGTCAATCCAGGGAATTACTAGATGGGTAAGTCGGCACCGTCACCGCCTCCAGCACCAGATCCTCGACAGACTGCTGCGGCCTCGACATCCACCAATGTCGCGACGGCGATCAGCAATGCGTTCCTGAACAACACCAACCAGATCACGCCGGATGGGTCGCTGAACTACGACGTGACCGGCAATTACGACTGGACCGATCCGTATACCGGCACGCACATCAACATTCCGACCTTCACGGCGACGCAGACGCTGTCTGAGCAGCAGCAGGCCATCAAGGACCAGACTGACGCCAGCAAGTTCAACATGGCCGGGCTGGCCAATACCCAGAGCGCCCGGCTGGGTAATCTGCTGTCGAAAGACATCGATCTGTCGGGTGCGCCAGCCGCTGCCGATCCAAATCAGATCAGCGGCGTCCCCAAGGCGGCGACGACATTCGGCGATGTCGGCAGCCAGCAGAGCAGCTTCGCCAGCGGCTACGGCGATCCCAACTCTGTAACGCAGACCTACGGGCCGTCCGACAACTTCAGCGCCGATCGGCAGCGGGTCGAGGACAGCCTGATGGCGCGGATGAACCCGCAGCTCGCCATCGAGAAGCAGGGCATTACTCAGCAGCTCGCCGACCAGGGCATCCGCTACGGCTCGCAGGCCTACACGTCGGCGATGGACAACTACAATCGGCAGGCCAACGACGCCCGCTTCGCCGCTGTCGGTCAGGCCGGTAGCGAGCAGCAGCGCATGATGGACATGGCGGCCCAGAAGGCGGGCTTCCAGAACCAAGCGCAGCAGCAGGCCTACAACGAGCAGCAGGGCATTGGCACATTCGCCAATCAGGCGCAGAGCCAGAACTACCAGCAGGCAGCAGGCCGGGCCGACTTCGGCAACGCCGGTCTCGCCGCCCAGGTGGCGCAGGCGCAGACCAGCTTCAACGCGCAGAACATGGCGCGCAACCAGTACATGAATGAGCAGTATGCGCTGCGCAATCAGCCCATCAACGAGATCTCCTCGCTGATCAGCGGTTCGCAGATCAGCAACCCGAATTTCGTCAACACGCCGAACAACCAGATCCCGACCACCGATGTCGCTGGCCTGATCAACAATCGCTTCAGCCAGGACATGTCGATCTATCAGCAGCAGAACCAAAACTATCAACAGCAGATGGCGGGCATCTACGGCCTCGCTGGCGGCCTGTTGAAGGGCGGCATGGGCATGATGGGGATGTCGGACCGCCGCGAGAAGGAGAACATCAAAAAGATTGGCACGGTGTTCGCTCACCCGTCAGCGGTCGCTGACGCCGATCACGACCAGCCCGGCTCGATCCTGCGTCCGCAGGAGGCCGATCACGATGAGCTGCCGATCTACTCCTACAGCTTCAAGCGCGATCCAAACTCGACACGGCACATTGGCCCGATGGCGCAGGATGTCGAGAAGATCATCCCAGAGGCGGTCACCGAACGCGGCGGCATCAAGTACCTCGACCACGGCATGGTCATGGGCAACATTTTGAGGGCTGCATAACATGGCAGGCGCAGAAGATCTGATCCCAAGTCAGTTTATCTGGGGCGGCAACACCGGGCTCAACGCCCAAGAGCTGCAGCAGCGCCGCGCTATTGCTGCAGCCTTGGCCAGCAAGCAGAAGCCGTTTCCTAAGAACAAGGGCGAGGGCCTGACCTATCTCGGCGAAAGCTTCAACGAGGGTGTGCATGACTTCATGCTGGCCAGGATGGCGGCGCAGCAGAAGGCCGCCGAAGCCAAGCTGCCACAGGTGCCGGGCACCTACACGCCAAGTGTTCAGCAGGAAGTGCCCGCTCCAGCTCCGGTGACCTCGCCATACGCGACACCAAGGGCTCCTACAGCACCAGCACCAGCACCAGCACCAGCGCCAGCACCAGCGTCAGCACCGGCACCGCAGTCTTCCGCTGAACCGCAGGGCAATCCCAACGCCACATTCGTGCCACCGTGGCCGGTGACCGCTGACATGCGACCGCCTGCGCCACCGATCCAACCAGCGACCGGCAACGCTGCCGTGGCGGACCGCTTCATGCCGCCGCCAGCTCCCGGGCCAGCCAGGGCAGTGGCGACAGAACGCATCGCGCCGCAGACGGTGGCGGCTGCGCCGGATACCGGGCCGCCAGCAACCGAGAGCGTCGCGCCGCCGTACACGCCGGGATCGCAGTTTGCCGACCGGGATCTGATCAGCACTACGGCGTTCACGCCGCCTACCGGCAACGAGCAGCGAGTGGCGATGACCTCTCAGGAGGAGCCGCTGGTGCCGGAAGTGCCGGAAGAGCGACCAGTGCCGGGTCCAGGGCCGTTTGTCGGCCCGATGGACGACCCGAGGATGCAGGCGCGGGAACGCGCCATTTCCGGGATCGAGAGCGGCGGATCGCGCAATCCGTATGGCGAAGTTGGCATTGCCACTAAGGGCGGCAACGCTCTCGGCAAGTTTCAGGTGATGAGCAACGAAATCCCGGAACGCACCCAGGCGGCGCTTGGCTACAAGATGACGCCGCAGGAGTTTCTCAATAATCCCAACGCGCAACACATTCAGTTTCGCCAGCAGTTCGGCGACGCCGTCAAGAAGTACGGCGAGGAAGGCGCGGCGCGCAATTGGTATGGCGGCGACCGAGGCATGTACAATCTTGGTGCCACCGACGCGCATGGCCGCCTGACGGTCGCGAAATACGGCCAGGACTACATGAACCGGCTGGCGCGGGATGTTGGCGCTGAGCCCGGCACTGAAGGCGTTGCCGTCAATAGCCCTGGAGGTGGAAGAGGCGGTGGCGCAAGCGTCGCGGGGGCACAACCCTCACCCGGACAACCCGACCCTCGCGACGCCGTAACCATGGCGCTGCTGGCGCAGAACGAGACGCCACAGGCCCCGGCTGCTGAGGAGCAGCCACAAGGCTCCGACGCCAGGTTGCTGGAGCTGGTCAAGGGCGGCGGTCGCCAGCCCGGCTCGCCATTCCGCGCCACGGCCTCGCTGGACGGTCGCGGTGGCGCTCCCGTGCTGTCCGATGCGCCGCAGCCTGGGTTGCAGCCCATGGGCGCGCTGGGCGGCCTGGAGACGTCGGCGGCGGAGCGCCGCGACGCCATCACCAAAGGCCTCGTCGGCCAGCCACAACCGGCCCCGGAGGTGCCGCCACCACCGCCGGACCCTACCCAAGCGGGGACTTCACCGTCCCCGACGACCTCTGGGCCGCCTACGGCTAGCGACGTACCGCCGCTCGCCGGGCCTACCGCCCAGCTTGCGCCGGGCTTCCGGCCCGATGTCGGCATGTTCCCGTCGCCGCAGGCACCGCAGGCAGCGCAGGCACCGCCGCCTTCGCAGGACACCTCGCAAGGCATCAAGCCCGCGCCTGACATGCCGCCGTCGCGGGCACCGATCCCGCCCGCGTCGGAGCAGGAAATGCAACCGCCGGGACCGGCTCCGGTACGCCCCGCTCAGCTTGGTCTGTCGAAGGCGCAGGCTAACGCTATGCAGATCATGAACAACCCGAACATCACCGAGGGAACGCGGGCCTATTACAAGTCGGTGTTTGACACCGAGGAAGGCTACCGCAAGGAGCGCGAGCAGCAGAACCAAGCTGACTACATCAACCGGCGCGATGGCTGGTTGGAATACAACAAAGAGTACGCGAAGTTTACTCGCGAAGCACCGGATCGCACCATCAAGCAACTCAATGATCGCATCGATACCGAGATCAAGCAGGCAACTGCGACCAAGGCCCCGCTCGATATCGCGAAGCTAAGGGTGGATATTCAAAATGCCCAGGCTGATCTCGAAGAGAAGATCTACAAGACCGGCACTCCGCGTGATCAGGCAAAACAAGAAGCCGCGCTTCGCATCCAAGAGCTGCAAAAGAAGATCAATGATCCAGACAAGTTCGAAAGCCAGGGCGCACGTTATGAGCGTCCGCCAGGGGCTACTGAGTACAAGCTCGCGCCGGGCTCGCCGCAGCCACAGATGTCGGCGGAGCAGCAGAAGGGCGTCGAGTTTGTCATGCGGAGCAAGGCCGACCTCCAGACGGTCGACAATCTCGGCTACGGCAAGGCGCTGACCGATCCAGAGCAAGTCGCCAAGGCAAACATTCCGATAGTCGGACGCACGCTTACCTCGCAGGACTATCACACGTCAGAAGACGCTCTCGGCAACTGGGGTGCGGGCTTCCTGACGCGAGTGAGCGGCGCCGCCGTTTCGCCATCAGAAGCAATGCGCAATCTGCCGCCATTCATCCCGCGACTTGGCGACACCGACGAGGATCTCCGCATCAAGTCGCAGCGACGCCACAACATGGTTGATGCCGTCGGCAGCACGGTGGGCACGCAAGGCATGGCAATCGTCAAGAGCCTGACCGACGCCTACGCCAAGGAGGACTACGCAAAAGAACAGGCTAAGCCGCCCGAGAGGGTGGCTACCCCGGCGGACGCAATGAAGCTGCCGCCGGGCCGCCGGATTGTTTTGCCTGATGGCAATATCGGCACCGTCCCTAGGAGCCAATGATGGCAGACGGCGAAGATCCCTGGGCACAATTCCGCGACCCTCGTTTGCCAGCTCCGGCAACGATGTCGCCGGACATGCGCGACCAGCCGCCGACTGTGGTGCCAGCGCCAGGGCAGCCGGACGCCTGGGCGCAGTTTCGCGTGGCGCCGCCACAGGCGCCTGTAGCGCCCCCGCCCGACAAGTATCAGCAGGCTGCCACCGAGACATATGATCGCGCCCTGAAGGCAGGCGCCCCGCTAGGTGGGGTGTCCGACTACACCACGCGGGCCGGTCTTGGCTCCGGCATGAACTGGACCGACGAGGGGCTGGCTGCGCTTTCGACGCCCATCGAGATGTACCGGCACGGCACCACCGATATTGGCGAGGGCTATAACTACGCCAAGGCGTTGTCCGACCTGTACGCGGGAAAGACCCGCGAAAGTACCAAGGGCTTTTGGGGTGGCGCCGCTGAACTGACCGGCGGCCTGTCCAGCGGCGCTGGCGTGTTTGGCGGCCCCAGGGCCACGGCCCTGGCTGGAGCAACAAAGGGTGAAGAGGCGGCCCGTCAGTACGGCCTGAATGTTGTAAAGGGCATTGGCTTTGGCGGCGCTGCTGGCGCTGGCGAAGGCAACACCGCCGAAGAGCGCATTGCTCATGCCAAGATGGGTGGCGTCCTGGGCGGTGGTTTGGCGGCTGTGCTTCCGGCTGTTGCGCCTGTCCTCAACTGGGGTGGCAGGATCTTGCAGATGTCACGGCTGCGCGCCGCTGACAACGTCTCCATCGAGCAAGTCGAGAAGATGGCTCGCGACAGCGGCCAGACGATGGAGCAAGTCCTCCAGAAGGTTGCCGACGCTCATGCCTCTGGGCAGACTGGGTACACGATAGCGGATGCAATCGGCAAGGAAGGCCAGCGCGGCCTTGCCGGTGTCGCCAAGCAGCCTGGACCGGCACGCGAGCGTGTCACTGAGGCGCTGACAACCCGCGACCTTGGCATGCCGTATCGTGTCGGCAGCGAGGTAGGCAAGGCGCTTGGTGCGCCGACCACTGCGAAGGCCGCGCAGGAGGGGCTGGTACAGCAGGCCGAGACCAACGCTGGCCCGCTTTATGAAAAGTCCATGAACCCCGGTTACCCGGTCTGGAATGACGTCATGAAAGATATTTTCACGACGCCGGAGGCCAAGGCTGGCATCAGAGAAGGCGTCGCTGTCCAGCGCATCAGGAATGCCGGGACCGGCACGCCGTTTAATCCAGAGGAAGCGGCGATTACTGGCTTTGACAAGGCTGGCGATCCGATCATCAGCGGCGTACCGAACATGAAGACCATCCACACTCTCAAAGTGGGGCTGGACGGGCTGATTGAAAAAGAGACTGACGCAATCACCGGCAAAATGACCAATCGTGGCGCTGCTCTCGTCGGCATGAAGAACCGGCTGCTGGAACAAGTCGACGCCATGAACCCGGCCTACGCCGAGGCAAGGCGAGAGTTCGCTGGCCCAATGGCGGTGAAGGATGCGGTTCAAACCGGACGCGAGATGGTGACACGGGGGCGGCCAGACGACACGCTTCGTGCATTTGAGGGAATGCCGCCAACCGAACAGCAGGGCGTCCGCATTGGCTACGCCGATGCAGTGCGCGAGCCATTGGAAAAGACCGGCAACTATCCCGGCATCCTGCGAGAGAAATCCCCGAAGGGTGAAGCAGAGCTGGACCGGCTGTCGCTGTACCAGGGGCCGCGTCAGGTAATTAAGGGCGTGGAGCAGCCCGATCAGCTCCGAAAATTCCTTAATCGCGAAGAGGAAATGCAGCGCACCTCGAAGGCGGCGCTGGGTGGCCCAGCGACCGCCGAGAACCTCGCCGACATGGCGTCGGCACCGGCAGGCGGCGAAGTCGTCGGCATGATAACTAATGCCGCACACGGCAACCCTGGCGGCTTCATCCGCAACGCTTACGAGTTTGGTCTTCGCGCCTCGAAGGGGCAAAGCGAAAGTCAGCGCGATGCTATCGCCAAGGTGCTGTTGGCAAAAGAAAGCCCCGAGGTGACACAAATCGCTGACCGCATCGCGCAGTACAATCTAGGGCGACGGGGCTATGTCCCCTGGACCGGCAAATACCGGCTACCGGAATAGGGGGCGACATGCCACGCGACGGCTCAAACATTTATCACATACCTCTCGGCACCGAGGGCATTCCAGACACGACGATTGAGAGCGAGAAGTACAACTCTTTCGTTCATGACGTTGAGCGGGATCTGAACACGCCACGGCCTATCGTTGCTGGTGGCACGGGTGCGTCGACCGCAGACGGCGCCCTGAATAATCTATCCGCCGAGAAGATGCTCCAGCATATCGACAACTACGACAGCTATTCGTGGATGGCTGGCTCGTTCTATTCAGACATCCTCGCCACCAATGCACCCGTCGCCAACCACGCCTTTGCTGGCATCGCCTACTGGGCATCTCCAGGCGCGATTATTATCGAGGCCCGCGACCTGACCGATCCAAACGGTCCCGTCTATGTCCGCATGAAGATTGGCGGCGTCTGGACGACGTGGGTTCTCAATCAGTCATCGATGTTCGTTCTGAAGGCCGGTGACACCATGACCGGCCTGCTGACGCTGTCCGGTGATCCGACCGGCACGCTGCAAGCTGTGCCCAAGCAATACGCCGATACAATATTGCAGACATCAGACGGGGCGCCTGCGGCAGCACGCGATAACACGCTTTGGTGGGATACAGACTCCGGACTACTTTATGTCCGATACAATGATCTGAACGGTCCGCCGCAGTGGGTTATCGCCTGTCCACAGCCCGACATCAGCACGCTGGTGCTGCGCAGCGGCGACAGCATGACCGGACCGCTGCATGTGCATGAACCGCCGACGTTCGATGACGAGGCAGTCAGCAAGAAATATGTAGACGATCACATTGCCGCTGCTATCGCCTCCATCGTCGTCCCGCCGCCGTTTCCGACCGACACCACGCTGCCGTTCTATCAGGCGGCAGCGCCAACCGGATGGGTCCAGGTCACCACGCATCACGACAAGGCGCTTCGCATCGTCAGCACTGCGGGTGGTGGCGCTGGCGGCGCCACGCCGTTCTCGTCTGTGTTCAGTCAGAACGCAACGAGCGGCGCCACACTGGCCTCGTCGCAGATGGCCGAACACAAGCATACCATTCCGTATGGCGTGTTCGAGGAGAACAACCCTGGCGGCATCTGGGGATACTTTGTGTACTCTACCGCGCTCTACACCATTGACTGCCCGGCGCTCACCTCTGGCGTTGCTGGGGGCGCTGGCGGTCAGCCGCACGCTCACTCAGTCGCGCTCCAGGTTCAGTACGTTGATCTAATTCTCGCGAAGAAGAGTTGATCAGATGGCCTTCGATTTTCCGGCATCGCCAGCAATCGGAGACAGGTATCCCTCGCCGGGAATATCCGGTGTGCCCCAGTACACCTGGGACGGCGAGAAGTGGACGACTTATGGCGGCATCGTGGCGGCGCCCGGCGCCGCCGGTTTGCTTATCCCGCTAATGGATCAAACGCCGGGCCTGCCGGGCATCTCGTTTCAGTTCTCCAGAGAGGATCATATCCACCCCAGCGACACGTCACGGCTGGCCCTGTCTGGCGGCGTCATGACCGGCGTGCTGGAATTGGCTAGCGATCCATCATTGGATTTGCAGGCGGCCACCAAGCGATACGTTGATATGTCTGGCGGGCCTGGGCCTGCTGGCGCCGTTGGGCCTCCAGGACCGCCTGGACCCCAGGGGCCAGTCGGGGCATCCGGCTCGACCGGCGCTGCTGGCCCCTCTGGATCGACTGGGGCGCAGGGCGTCAAGGGCGACAAGGGGGACAAGGGTGACCCGGGTGACCAGGGGGTGCCTGGGCAGACCGGACCCCTTGGATTGACCGGACCCCCCGGGCCACAGGGCAGCCCTGGACCTACCGGACCCACCGGAGCAACCGGACCAGCCGGTTCCGGCTCCGGTGACATGCTCAAGTCGGAGAACCTTGCCGGTTTGACAAATTACGCCACTGCCCGCGCCAACCTTGGTCTGGCGCCCAGCACCGTCAACCCGGTGATGAACGGAGTGGCTGCGCCGGGCGCCGCGACAGCCTATTCGCGGGAAGACCACGTTCACCCCAGCGACACCTCGCTGGTCGCCAAGTCCGGTGGCGTCATGACCGGCCTGCTGACGCTGTCCGGCGCACCAACAATAGATTTGCACAGCGCCACCAAAAAATATGTCGATGACAAAACCACGGGTGGTTCCGGCATTGTCATCATGGACGTTGCCCCGGCCAATCCGCTGCCCGGCACGCTTTGGTGGGAGAGTGATAGCGGGCTGCTTTATGTGTTTTACATTGACCCGTCCGGCCCGCCCGGCCAGTGGATTGTCGCCTGCCCGCAGCCCGACATCAACAATTTCGTGAGCAAGACCGGCGATACCATGTCCGGTTTTTTAACGCTGGGTGCAGATCCCACGGCGCTTCTTCACGCCGCAACCAAGCAGTATGTGGACGCCAAGGTTGCCGCCAACGTGCCGCCTCCGCCCGACACCTCATGGGTATTGCTGACGGACGCCGCCACCATTGTTGTGCCGGGCGGTTCAAGTGGGGGAATTGGCCGCAACTTCAGGCTTAACTCAATGGGCGGCAATCGCACCCTTGGCTATTTGCAGACGCCGGTTGTCGGCACCGATGGGCTGATCGCCATCAAACAGGACGCCACCGGCAGCCGCACGCTCAGCGGTCTGACATCGAACGGCTACTGCTGCGACGGTGATACGGCGTTCACTATCGGCACCATCGCCAACAAGTGGAGCGTGATGAGCTATTCTGTCTTTGATGCAACCCACACACTGCTGCAACTTGTGGCGGTCAACGCGAGCCTGGGCTGATGAGAGGCTTCGCCATCATAACTGGGACAAGCATGATCAATGGCCCTGCGTCATTTATCGTGCCGAATAATTATCGTGCCGTCGCCGCCAATGTTGTGAACGGCACACCAGGATCATCTGGAACACCAGGATCACCCGGGTCACCCGGGACACCCGGTAGCTATCCTATATTTTACAACTGCTCTTGCGGAGTTGGCGTGTGGACGCCCGCTAATTGTCAGTACTGGCCGGGTATGGCGGCATACTATGTTCCTCCCGGATGTGGCGGTGCAGGAGGTGCTGGTGGCCCAGGCGGTGCTGGTGGTCCTGGTGGTGCATCATCATTCCAAGCTGCCGGTACCGCAACGTATCAACGCAGCAGCAGCACGCTTCAACCACGCACAGGTGTCAGCGTTGTTGTAGGCGCTGCTGGCACTGCTGGAGCTGCTGGCATGTATGGTGCTGCCGGTGCAGCAGGTGCCCCTGGTTACTGGCATACAAGCCCTGGTGTGCCAATTCAGAATGGCAATCCAGGCAGTCCTGGTGGCACTGGCGGTTGGGGTAGTCCTGGAAGTGCCGGTAGTCCTGGCTACGTGCAAGTGACGACAAGCTGAACATGTCTATGTGGAAGCTACAAACGTATCCGCGCCAAGCGTGGGTTGCTTCGTCTGAAGTGTTCGCTGCGGAGGAGTTGGACAAGATTGATGCGCTGTGGAGCGACAATAAACACGCTGGCAAGGTTGACGCTGGCAAGGTTAATCCTGAGCAGAGGGACAGCACAATCGATTGGTTGATGCCTAAGCCTGAGATTGAGTGGCTCTACACCGCTCTCGATGATGCGGTCTACCAAGTCAACAAGCACTTCCACCTGGAGTTAACGACCATCGAAAACCTACAACTGACCGAATACGACGGTGGCCGCTACTGCTCTCATGCAGACTGTACATACGGCAAGTACACCGATCATCACCGCAAGCTGAGCATGAGCCTGCAGTTGTCGAAACCTGAAGACTACGAGGGCGGCGAGTTGTGGCTGTACCCGCACAACCTCACACCAGTTACCATGCCGCGTATGCGGGGCATGGCGACGTTCTTTCGCTCTGAGATCGTTCACGAGGTGAGGCCGGTGACGAAAGGTGTGCGGCGATCACTCGTTATGTGGGTGGCGGGACCGGAGTTGCGCTAATGAGTATGGGCATGCCGGTCATCAACGGAGCCAAGATAGGCGACCTACAGTTGCTGATGTACGACTATCAAAAGGCGGGTGACTGCTTGCCGATGCACAATCACGATGATGCAACGTCTCATATCATCATCGTTGCCAGAGGGCGCGTACTGATCAGGATCATAATGGAGAACGGCGCCGTGGAGAACGGCATACACGAGAGCGGCACCGTGCTTGATACTTTCGCTGGCTTTCCGCACGAGATCATAGGCCTCGAAGACAATGCGCGAACGGTACACATCACCAAGAAGCTAGCCAAGGAACCGGAGCATGAAAACGGCAACAGTAATCCCGTCTGACAACATGGTGTTCGTTGACGGCGTAGGCCGCAGCGTTGACTGCACCGAGGTTGACCACACCATCCACGCCATCCAGTGGAGCGAGGAGAAGCACAAGGGCGTCATCGAGTTTGTCGATGAGGATCCCTATGACAACCTCCGAGAACCCAACATCGAGATCGACAGCTTTGCGCCATACCAGTGGCTGCTCGATGCCTGGGAAGCGGCGGCTCCCCCTCCACCGGAGGAGAGGCCGGATGACCCGTACCATCCACTAGACCCGCGCCGCAGGGCGCCACCGGCACTAGGAAAACAATGATGGCGCAGATCCCGCACGCTGAACCCGGTCTGGTCTGCCCGCTGCACCGGAAGGACATGAGCGAGGTCTGCCACAAGTGTCCCTGGTGGCAGTTGCTTCGCGGCAAAGATCCGCAATCGACCAAGGACATCGACCACTGGGGCTGCGCCGTGAGTTTCTTGCCGCTGCTGCTGGTCGAGAATGCCCAAGTTACCAGGGGCAATGGCGCCGCCATCGAAAGCTTCCGAAACGAGATGACATCCGCCGCCACTCAGATAACGGCGGCAGCCAACGTCCAACGCAGCAGACTGTTGAGGTGAGCTATGGCCTTTGATTTTCCAGCCGCTCCTGTCGTAGGCCAAAAGTTTCCGGCCACGCCCACTCCAGGGCTTCCGGTCTACACCTGGGATGGCGAGAAGTGGACAACCTACGGCGGCAGCTCTGGCACACTCGATGCCTCAGTGGCGCTGCCGCTCATCAACGCCTCACCGGCATTGCCCGGCAGCTCGATCAAGTACTCCAGAGAAGATCACGTCCATCCGACCGACACGACGAGAGCTGCAGCGTCCGCTGTCACGGCAGCAACGCTGGCGGAGTATCTGTCCAACAATCCGCAATCCAGGATGGTCACCAGCGGCACGCTGTGGAGCGCGGCTGGTCCCGTCACGATCGTGGATACCAGCGGGACGATCACTTGCGACTTTTCCACCGGCATAGACTTTTCCGTGTCGGTCACGGCGGCTGGCCGCACCCTGGCAAACCCGGTCAACGTGAAATCGCAGAAGGGGCTGATCTATCTCTTCGCCAACGCCGCCGGGGCCTCGATCACGACGTGGGGCAACCAGTGGATCTTCCCCGGCGGCGTCAAGCCAACGCTGTCGGCTAACGGCGCCAGGGACGCCATCTCATATTCGTATTTTGCCGGTATCAATCTGGCCTTCTGTTCGTTCCAGCCGGACTTCCGGTAATGCTGTCGGGGGTCAATCCCTCGCTTGGCATGAGCGCGTCCGGTGGCAGTCCCACCGGCAACGACGGCTACACCACACTGCTGCTGTCGTTTGACGACGGCACCTTTCTCAACAAGGGAATAGGCGCGACGCAGCGGCGTGTTGGCACTCCATACGGCACGACGCAGATCAGTGCCACCAGCAAGGTTGGCGCTGGCTCGATGTATCTGCCGGGCGGCAGCTATCTGTTCATGCCGAATAGCACCGACTTTGATTTTGGTAGCGGCAATTTTACAATCGATTGGTGGGAGTACAGGACTGCCGCCTCCGATCAATCTTGTTTTGTGAGGCGAAGTGCCGACACCAATCCACAGGCGTTCCTTCTTGGCTATTCAAGTGCTGGCAACTGGCTCGTTTACATGTCGAGCAACAACAGTACATGGGACATTGCCAGCGGCGTTAATTGCGGCGCGCTTCAGTACAATGTGTGGAACCATTTTGCAGTCGTTCGCAACGGCAATACATTTCTCGTCTTCAAGAACGGCACGCAAGTAGCGACGTGGACATCCGCGCTACCGCTTTATACGGGCAATGGCGGATTGTACTTTGGCCCGTGGACGACCCACTACCAGGGCTACATGGATCAAATCCGTTTCAGCAAAGGCGTTGCCAGATGGGTATCTAATTTCTCTCCTCCAACAACACCGTATGGTCCCATCCCGGATTATTCCCAATACCACACTGTGCTGCTGCTGCACGGCGACGGCACACCGGGGGCGCAAACATTTCCAGACAGCTCCGTATATGCAAAGGGCAATGCCGGTGTCGCTGGCGTATCGCAAATAAGTGGCACCGCCAAATTCGGTCAATCGCTGTACGTTGATTACAACAGCTCATACTTTTATTTCGGGAACAGCGAAGACTTTAACTTTGGCTATGGCGACCTGACGATTGATTGGTGGGACTATCGTCTAGACGGAGTCGATAGTCGCCCGACATTGGTGAGAGATAGTGGCCAGCTTGTCTACCAGCCATTCTTGATAGGTTACGCAAGCGCCGGGACTTTGTATGCCTATGGCTCAAATGACCAAGCAAGCTGGAATGTTGTTGGCAGCTTAAATCTCGGACCATTTACTCCCAACGTGTGGTCGCACCGCGCCCTCGTTCGCAAAGGCACCACGTTCTACGGCTTCAAGGATGGTATACTGCAATCCACCCAGGCCTCGTCGCAGCCATTCCCAAGCAACAGCGGCGCCATAATATGGGGCTACTGGAATACCGGGGGATATAACGGTGGGTACCAATGCATGGACGAGTTCCGTATTGTCAAAGGCAAGGCAATGTGGACCGCCAATTTCACGCCACCGACAGCGCCGTACACATGATCCAGACCACCGGCAAGATCATCAGCTCTGTCACCGACGGCCTAAAGGACAGGCCGCTGGCGCTGGCTCTGGTCCTGGTCAACGTGCTGTTCCTGATCATGACATCCGGGCTATTGTATTCGGTCAACGAACACGGTCTGCGGCGCGATAAGCTGATCTCGGACCTCGTCGCTAATTGTCAGCCAACAAGATGAAACGCCTCGCCATGGTACTGCTGACTGGCCTGCTGATGACGGGCTGCCGGGCGGGCCGTTGGGTCGAGGACGTCGAGGTGCCTGTCGTCAAATGTCGTGGCGGCACGGTAAACACCGAACGCCGGGTCACCGACATCACCGTGCTGGGCCGCACCCGCACCACCACGACGAGGACAGATGCCTGCATCGACTGACGACATCAGGACCGTTCCGATCGAGCGAGCTGCCGCCATCCGGCTGCTTCAGCTTACGCAATGCGACAGCGAGGGGCTTGTCACGCGGGTCGTGTGGGTCAACCCGGCACAGATCGTCTACATCACCGTCCGCGCCGACGGCATCTCGCACGTCTATCTGCGCGATGGTCTGGAAATGTTCACCATCGAGAACCCGGTCTACATCGACGCCACAGAACCGGCTGTTAAACCAGCGGAGGCTCTGGAGGCGAATAAGCATGTTGCCGGGCCTGACCGGCTGCGCTAGGCTGGACGCATCATCGTAATGGATGATGTTTCTCCATTCTTCCCTTCGGGCAGACTAAAGCAAACACCGCCCCCGCCTCCCCGGCCAAGGCGGTGTTTGTTTGCTAGGGCTTTGAAAAATACCCGTAGACACACCGCTTACCCTCACGCTGCGGGTTATGCGTGTCATGGATCACGCCGTCGATCACGGCGGTGTAGTGCTTGCTCACCGCCACGACGAGGCGCCCCATGGGCAGCTCGCCATCAGCCAGATGCACCTTGCAGCCGGTGCCGATACCCATGGTTGGCGTCCAGACAAAGCCAAGCTCTGTCATGTAGTCCTTGAACCATTTTCGCCGCACGTTGATGCCCTTGGCGGCAGTGAAGCCGCGTGGCGTGCTGCGCTTGGACTTGCGCTGGGTGCCAGTGCCAATGGCAAGCCGGTCGTAGACGACGCTGTACGGCAGCCCGGCGACGATGGCGATGGAGCGAGCGACGCAATCGCCTGCGCCGCCCTTGTAGCCTGCGGCGGCGCGACCGCCGTCGGTGATGACGACCTTCATGCCACACCTGTCAGGTCTGGCATGTCGTCATCGTGGGCGATGCCGGTATCGATCTCCAGCGGCTCCAGTATCCGGCCTTCGGCCACCGAGGCGCGCACCGTTGATACCTTGATGTCGTCAACGATGTTGAGGCGCTTGAGCGTCTGCTTCAGTGTCTTGATGTGAGTGGCGTTGCGGACCAGCTTGTCGATCAGCTGGTCGCGGCGCTCCATCGCACGATAAAGCGCATCACGCGCTTCGGTGCGGCGGCGGTCGCGTAGGCTAGGCTTGTCAGACATGGTCACCTCCTGTGATGGACAAATCCATCATAGGCCAGTCTGGCACCCGTGTCAAATCAGTCATAAATTAGGCCACCGTGGCGTGATGCCAGGGTGGCCTATACGCGAGACTACTGGGAGCAATCAGGCTAGACGATTACGCCGACGACGATGCAGACCGAACAGCGCACCGCACGCCGCAATAAGACCCGGCAACCCGGCACCGGCAATTGGACCGGGAACCGCAGCGGCAGGAGCTACATCGATACGAAAGTGTTCGAAGTCAGTAATGCTGCCACCGGCTACGACAAGATCCATGTCCCAGATCTTCTCACCGTTGATGGCCTTGAAGTCGAAGCCGTTCTGGCCGTTCGTCAAAACGCTGCTGAAGTTAAAGTTCTGGAAAGTGCCGTTGCTTTCCAACGCGGTGACATGAAAGAGAACGGTACCAGTGCCGACGATGGAGAAGACATCCCTGGTGACGCCAAGCTGAGTAAGGTTGAGG